ATCTTTTTGAAAGAGGTCGAGCCTTACGATGAAACGACTAACAGTGCTGGTTAAAACTATTTTATTCGTATTTTCACCTGTCATATTTTACTTGTTAAGCTATCATGTGCCGGGTCATATTTGTTTAATTAGTTGGATTTTATTGTTTATGTGGTGTGTGATAGATGAATAAGTTAATAGAAAAGAAGCACTTCGTATGTACGGATCTGGAGAAGAATTCAAACAAGTATTGGATTATCGAACGTTTTGACGATAATTCGGTTAAAACCTCCTATGGTCGTGTAGGCGACTCCGGACAGTCTACGACTAAGAATTTCTCCTCTACATCAGAAGCCGAGAAATTTTTCAACACTAAGGTAAAAGAGAAAAGCAAAATCAAGTCCCGGAGGGACGCTTATACTGAAATCCATATATTAGATGATATGGTTGTTACTAAATCACCCACCCGGCATATTTCCGACTTGGCAGCAGAACAGATCGAGACTTCATCGGAAGACGTGCGTAAGCTGGTGCGGTGGTTTTCTGATATCAACATCCATAACATTGTCAGTTCTACATCCGTCAGCTATAATATAACAGAAGGCTGTTTCCGGACTCCTCTCGGCGTTGTCGATCAGAGTTGTATTAGCAACGCGAAAGTTTTGTTGAACGAAATCAGCCAGTTTCCGGACAAGGAAACCAAAGAATGTCTCAAGAAAATAAATTTGTATCTGCGTTATGTGCCTCAAGATCTAGGCTCATCTCATCAGAAGATACAAATAAAGAATGTGTTTGGTTCTGGAGATCTATTACAAAAACAAGCCGACATTCTAGAGGGTTTAGAAGCCGCGATTTCGTCGGCCAAACCTTCTGAAACCAACGAAGTTAGTGAAAGAGTGTTTAATACCAAATTAGACATTGTTAAAAATGAAGACGAGATTTCTAAGCTTAAAGAAAGATTTGCTAGCCATTGCAATTATTCTAGGATCAATGGTGTTTACACGGTTTCTATTAAAGACGTTGTTGATAGGTTTGTAACACATGGTCTATCTGTAGGCAATAGAACCGAATTGTGGCACGCAACGAATCCTAGAAATATTCTATCTATCTTTAAGTCCGGCTTGATTATTCCTACGAAGTATAGCAACGGATGGAATCATGGAGCCGGCATTTATTTCTCCGACCGCTCTAGCAAGAGTATGAAATATTTGTCCAAGGACAACCGGAATGGGCATAGTTATGGATATATGTTCGTAGGAGATGTTGCGTTGGGGAACGTTTATTACGATGAGGGGAATTCCTCATTGGACGGTCGCTACAATTGTCGCTGGGCTTACAAGGGTCAAAGTGACAGTCAGATTATCGTATACAACACAGGACAGGTTAACCTCTTATACTTGTTGGAAATCGTTTAAAGGAAAAGATATTATGATTACACATAGTGATGTTTTAAATGAAATTCTGTTACTTAAAGGTAAAAGTATGTTTACTGTTTATGACGTTCGCCGGATTTTAGAACATAAGTCTGGTTTGACGGTTAATCATAGTATAGTACGCGATTGGGTAGAGTTTTACTATAAACAGGCCGGGCTACGCCGAGATATTGGATATCACCTTTCATACAGTCCGCCGCCACAAATCTACTATGTAGATGGTCAGAATATTATCAATTACGATCCGGACGCATTAGATCCGACTAATATACAGGTGAGTGACGGCGAAGCCAAAGCTGCAAGTATCCCAGCGAAATCGAGAACTATTAAGGTTGTGGCTGTCCCGGTTCAAACAGAATATCTCTACGCTTTAGTAAACAAGAAAACCGGAGAACGTGTGAAGCCATTTAAGGGTAATACTGTAGGTCTTTACAAGACTCGAAATGGACCCGTTCAATTGCAGGATAATCGTTATTACTATAAGGATTACGAAGTAATCAAATATGAGGTTGTTCTAAAACCAGTAGGAGTGTAACCGTGGAAAGAGATATTAAGGTAGTTGTAGCTGAATTAGATCATGAGAATGGTTATGGAAGTTCAGAAGGTGATTGTGATGTGAGTTTTTCCCAGAGATCTATTTCTTTGGACGAGCTATTTAGCGAGTCCTGGTTTATGGAATACTTGCGATACAAGGGATATTATAATAAGGACGACCTAGATTATCCAACACAATACTTGAATAACTTTGTTTACGAATATAAAGGTTATGGTGATTATAACAATCTTTCAAAAACCCTGACAAGTATTTCTGTTAGTGATGATGTTATTGCGGTTTACCAAGAGGTGATCGGCCCGGAACGTATAGCCGCTTTTGCCAAGTGGAAAAAGTCTCGTGATGCTTATTTGCAAAAAGAAGAGGATAGGAAAAAAGCTGTAGAAGAAAAGAAAAAACTTCGAGCAATTCAAAAAGCCAAAAGACTTTTAGAAAAAGAAGGTGTGAAATGATCTATTGGTTTATTCTTGTATATATTTCTATGGGTTTGATTGCCGGAATGGTGTTTGCCAAATTGTTTCCTCGCGATCCCGAGCTAATAGGATTATATACTGTGATATGGCCTATTAGCATTTTTGCATTTTCTATATTAGGGTTTGGATATGGTATATTTCTTGTGTTTGATAAAATAGGAAAGTTCTTCCAGTACATAATGAGGGACTGATATGTTAGTTGTTAATGATGTGAAACTAGACTATAATGATGTGTTGATAGTTCCTCAGCGATCAACGCTGGACAGCCGGTCGGCTGTTGATTTGCTTCGGGAATATAAATTTCGACATTGTAAGCAAACCCTACGATGTACCGGGATTATTGCGTCAAATATGTGGAATGTTGGCACTGCGGCTATGGCCAATGCATTATCCCAAAATAATATGTTGACAGCTATTAATAAATTTGCTTCTGACGAAGAGTTGATTAAGATTTATACAACCGGTCAATTAAATGAAAAAACATTCATTACTATCGGTCAATCAGAAGGCGAATTGGCACGTATACCGAAGATTGGCGAAGCCTGTTTTAAAATGGCTGATATTCATATGAATCGTCTAATGATTTGTATTGATGTAGCAAACGGTTATAGAGCTTCATTTGTGGATTTTGTGAAACGGGTGCGTGACAGACACGACTGTTTAATCATGGCCGGCAACGTGACCACTCCGGAAATGGTTCAGGAATTGATTTTAGCCGGTGCGGACATCGTAAAAATTGGTATCGGGCCGGGATCGGTCTGTGAGACGCGGCGAGTAACCGGCGTTGGTTATCCAATGCTATCAGCCTCTATAGAATGTGCCAACGCGGCTCATGGTCTCGGTGGACATATTTGTGCTGATGGAGGCTGCAAAACACCGGGCGACGTTTGCAAAGCTTTTTGTGCCGGTGCAGACTTTGTTATGCTTGGCGGTATGCTGGCCGGAACGGACGAATGCCAAGGTGAATGGAGTTACAAATATTATTCTAAATATAATGAAAATGTACCAATATCATGGGATAGATATATTAATGGTCGTAATGAAATTAGGAAGAAACATCAATTGAAGTTCTTCGGAATGTCATCACGCGAAGCCATGGAAAAATTCGGTGGTGCCGATAGGCACTATAGAGCTAGCGAAGGTAAAACAACCTGGATCGATTACAAAGGCTCTGCAAGTACCGTAATAGACGAAGTCCTTGGTGGTCTACGAAGTTGTGGGACCTATATAGGGGCGGCAAGGCTCAAAGATTTCTCCAAATGTGCAACTTTTATAAAGGTTTGTTGATGTTAACTCTTAAAGAATACGAATTGGCAGCTTTGAAAATTATTAGCAAGTGGAGACAGATTCACGGTAAATTACTCGTAACCGACGATTTATTAGGACGTATGATTAGGTTTATGGGAATAGCCGATTGGAAATACGAAGAAGGTAAGTCCAAACTATCTCGTCATAATTACAGGCAAATGAGGGCTATCTATGCCATTCGTGAGTATTTAGAGGAAAAGAAATGTCGTCGTAAATATGAAGATTTATTTATATATAATTTATGGGATGATACGCCCGAATATAATGAAAAAGCTGGTCGTAGAATTAACTTTCTTATTAAGAATGCCAACCTGAATCAACAGGAAAGACTTGTGATAGATGACACTTTGCGCGGACTTAACGTTGTCCAAATAGCCGAAAATATGGGTATCAATTATGATAAGTGTAGAAATCTGTACGAGTCCTCCGTAGACAAGATGCGGAGATTATTACTTAATAAGGATGACAAATATGTGGAAAGATCTAAAGAATCTTTATAAGGCTTTTTACGTCTTATTTAAACATCTATTTGAAAGCCTAGGCAATTTACTTGTCTGGGCTATTCGCTTTTTTGGGCCGGTCGCTGATAGCGCAAAGGGCGTGATTAACGCAGAGGAATTCTATAGAGTTCTAGTCGTGTCGATGTCGGCCAGCGGCGGTTTATATGGTTCTGTAGATTATATGTCCCATCATGTTAATGAGTATGTTTCCGATCCTGTGGTCGTTACCGGCTTATTGACGTTTATCGAGCACGTACACAACAAGAAAATTACCATGGCTGTATTTACACTTGTCTTTATATTAGAATATACACGTAGGAAGTATTCACATGGTGTAAAGGTAGATCATCAATGAAAGTATATATGTCATTATTAGCTTTTGCTCCGGAAAATAAGGAAGCTTGTGTATTAACTGATCAGGCCGGCAACACTCCGACGATTCTCCTTAACGATAAATCTGGTGAGACTTTACATATAGTTAGGGAAGCTCTCTATAATATTAGCGGAGTAAGTCCGTCGTTCTACGGTCACTTCAATCAGGCCGGTTTTTTTGAGGTTACAAAAGATCAAAATAAGTACATATATCTAATTTATACGGTATATTTCCCGGCTATATTTGATCTGGTTAATCAATCATATAAGTGGACTAAGTTATCTGAGTTAGCCGATGATGGTGAGCTTTATAATATTATTCGTTTCATTTACGGATCGAGGAAATAATGTTTAATAAAAATACATTTTTAAAAGTCGAGATATTACCAGATGGGAAGCTGGTTTTTTCTGGCAAGTTCAACAAGAAAACTAACGCTGCTGCTGTATCTGATCTTATTAATTCATTGGTAACTCGTGACCATTTAAAAGAATATCTACATTATATATATGAAGCATGTAAGAAAAGTGGGGTAGAAGAGATTGGCGAAGAAATTTGTGAAAGAATCTTAGTTTTCCAGAAAGATATTCAGGTTAAGTTTATTTCGTCCGGTCGCAATCCAATTATCAAACCATCACAAGTAATGAAACAATATATTGGTGAAACTAATGAATAAGCGTACTATTAAATGGGAAAAATTTCGTAATCCATTGACAGTTGTAGGTGCCGAAGATGATGGTGAACGAGTAATGATCCGGTCTACCCCTTTTGGCCCGGAAGCATTGCGACTCAATCCAGACTTTCCCTCTGAACAGGTATATATTGGTCATACGAATTTTGATATAGATGAAGAAGTTAAAAATGCTATAGAAAATACTGAAGGTGTTGAAATCCTGGAAATATACTCTTCCTATAGAATGCGGGTTACTATTGGTAAAGCCTTCAATCCAAAACGCATTAGACGAATGATTAGACGTAAATTATGTTTCCCAAATCAAGGTTTGCAATTTGACGAAGGGACTGATTTAAAAATCTATCAAGAAACTCTTCGTCTTAAGACTAACAATAAACCCTGGATGATGTACATTCTTCCCAATGGTGAATTTGAAAGTTTTACATATGACACGGACGATGAATTGGAAAACTCAATCATGAAATATGAGAACGTGAGAGAAGGTATCGGCGGGGTTATTCTTAGCTCATAATTCGTGTATTAAATATAGATTCTTATCTGTATTTTAGCCGGAGGTTATTATGGCTTCTCAACCTTATCCTGGTGGAACTTTTCCAGTTCAATTTTTCGGTGGTGGCATCAAACGATCGATCGTCGCCCCCAATCCCGGTGGCCCCGGCGGTTCTTTCAAGGCCGGTGGCTCCGTATTAGCCGGTGGAACTTTACAAAATAATGCGATTTTCGATAATACATTTGGTACTCTAAACTATCCATATCAAGGTATTCATAATGCGTACAATGATAATAAACCAATTAATGGTTTATCTTTAGATCATGGTAGTGAAAGCATTACCAAAGCTGTTTCCGCCGGTTCATTTGCAACTATGACTGCTGGTCAATATGTTATGTTGACTTTCAATAGTCAGATCGCTGGCATTCCTACTAATATTTTGAGAAGTCCCGGCAGCTCTTATCGCAAAAGCCAGAACCCAAATATCGGTTGGGTAGACACTCTTCTTATTAATAAAACCGGTGGCTGGTATTACAATAATGGCTTACCAATTAATCCGGTAAATACCCGTGATAGTATTGGAACAGAAAATTTCCCAGGAAATTACGGTATTCCAGGACGATTAACATTTTTATCAACTGGCAAACTTGCCGTTCCGCAATCTTATAGCTCCAAGTCTGATTAATATCTCTTGGAATATATTATTAATTTTCAACATGAGCCGGCTAATCCCCGGCTTTTTTCCTGGAGTCTATCAAAATGAGTGTGGCTAGTTTGACAGTGGATGTTCGTGAGTTAAAAGCGAAGCTAGAGACTCTAGAAAATTTTTTAAATGAGGGAGACAATCTCACTCTACCGTACAGGCAAATGAGTTTAATCGTAGAAGATATTAACCAAGCATTTGACAAGTATGGTAGACAGTTAGAAGCTCATCAGGCACAGATTAATAGATTTAATGGTGAAGCTGTTAAAGCTCGTAATCAAATCGTATATATGTTTCTAACAATTTTAGCGACTCTGTTTGGTAAAGTAATTATTCAAAACTTCATAGGACAATAATGATGACAAAGTTAAAAGTATTTCTATTATGTGCTGCAACAGCGGCTCTAACGTTCGGCTTAACTCTCGCGGTAGAATCCACTAGAAAAACCACAGAGCCATGTTCATTGGTTATCAATGGGCCGGCTATGGTTAATAAAGGTGGAATAGTACAATTCAATGCTGTTGTAAAGAATCCGTCATGGTTTCTAACGAAAACTGTTTATCAATGGAAGGTATTACACAAGGATGGAGAATTAAAATATAATTCACTTGGGGATAATGGTATTTATTTGCCGGCTGGTGTAAATAGCGATAAGCTATTTGTTATTACCAGTGCTGTTAATTATCATAATTATCTTCTTTGGGGTAGTGTTTCTCCTTTAGATACTAAAGTTAGTGTTGTCAGTGTTGGCGATCCTGTTCCCCCTGGTCCCGGTCCCGGTCCTGGTCCCAATCCCCCTCCCCCTCCCGACCCAACGCCTGTATCAGTGCCTTTATTTGCGGTTTTGATTCACGATAGCACTACAGACATCAATCTTACCCCTGGACAGTTAGCCCTAAAGAATTCGCAGACCATCCAGGCCAAGCTAAAGCAGTTGAACACCAGTTGGAAAATTTACGACAAAGCAAATCCGGTTCTAGCAGATCCTAAATGGCAAGCAGCTATTACTAAGGCTGGTTTACCGGGTCTATTCTTAGTTGATAAGGATGGAAAACAATATAATATAGGAAATGAGAAAGTTGTAAATGAAGATAGTACAGTATTAGAAGTTCAGTCTTTGAGAGGGAATAAGTAATGTTAACAGTAGCTTATACTAAGTCGGGAGTTGAATTCCCCGCATTTTTTGATGGTACAGAAAATCGAATTCTCGGAAGGATTCAAACAGATGCTCCTAAGTTAAAGGTAGCTCCATTCAGTGAATATCTAGCCAGCATCAATGCTCCGGTTGTAGACGTAACCAAACTTGCTCCATATGATCGCTATCAGGTAAACGTACCCGTCTTGGATCAAAACGGATTAGGTGCGTGTTGTGGTCACAGTCATACTACGGGAATGGAAAAAGCTCGTGATTCTGCCGGTTATACTTATCAGGCATTAAGCGCTGATTCTCTTTATGCTCAAGTAAATGGTGGGCATGATGGTGGTAGTGATCCGGCCGACTGCATCACTGCTATGGAACAAAATGGTATTTGTCTTTTAAGTGAAGTCCCTGATAAATGGGTTCTATGGCAAAATATCCCGGCGTCAGCCAAGGATAATGCAAAGCGTTTTCGTATCGTAGCAGCCGGTGTTTATTCTTGTAAGAGTTTTGCTGAAGTCGTAACTGCTGATAGTTTAGGTTTTTCTACCACATTTACTATTAATGTTGGTAACAATTTCGGTCCCGGTTCCGATGGTGTTGTAGGTTTTGCTCCGGGTTTTGCCAATCACTGTGTAGCAGGTGGAGAAGCCTTCCGCATTCAAAATGGTACTCCTCAGTATCGTAGCCGTAACAGTTGGGGTACTTCATGGGGGCAAAACGGTCTATTTTGGATTGAAGCAAAACATATTGATAACCAACCCGGTGCAGAATGCTATGCAATTATGTGGGCTTTAGAAGATCCCCAAGAACCTAATCCTATTCCACACACACTACAATAAGGATAAATTATGTTAAATGCACTCGTATTAGCATTATTTACTCAGTTACCCATGCAGGGAATTTGTACCGAAGACAAGCCGGCTGTGAAACAACCACCGGCTGTCGTCGTACAAGAAAAAGTCGTTGTTGTAAAAATCTATGTAATGCTTGATAAATTCGACGTAGAACACCATAATGAGAATCTAAATATTCTTATCAATGAAGTCCGAGAAGCCAACAAAAAGCCGTTTAAACTACAGGATCGTTTCGGGCAATGGTGGGAGCATCAAGATAAGGCTACGCTCCAGAGGTTTGTAAGTCAACTTAATTATGACGTAAGGCCACAAGCCCCGGTTTATGGGAATTGTGCCACCGGCCAATGCGGGAGATAGACGTAGCTGGCCTATAATATAGGGGCGGATAAGGACACTTTAAAGGAAAGGAATTAGTATGAATATTTCCTGGACAACTACTAATGAGTTGGGTGAGGTTGTTACGCATAATCATCCAACCATTACTACTGAAAATGCTCATAGCTATGCAAAGCAGACATGCCATACATGTTGGGGTAAGGGTTACAACACTTATGACAATGGATATGAATACTTCAGTGTAAATGAAAATGAGCATTCTTGGATTGAACGCAGACGTAGCAATGAAAGAGCTATTCTTTGTGATTGCTCAATCAGGACTATTCAGAGGACCGGATTATAATGATAGATCTTTACTTTATCCAATATGGCTATGATTTATTCTTGAAAGAAAAAGGCGATGCTTGGCCGGGATGGAATAAAATGCCGGAAGGTTTTAAATGGGAAGATGGCCAACCTAGACCCAAGGAAGGATATTATGAACTATGTAAAAAGGGCTATAAACAAGCTAGAATTGATTATATTAAACCACACGTTGTTGATTTTCTAAAAGAATTAAAAGTTTTAGAGGGTAAATATAATTGTGAAGTAGATACCGGTTGTGGCTGTTGTGGAGGTGGTTACTTTGTAACTATAGACGGAAAAACCTTTGAATTCGATCCGGGTGATTATAAAGAGGAAAATAATAATGACTGATAAATTCGTAAGAAAATATATGCGAATGGCACATTTTGTTGGTAGTGATGCGAATCCGTGTCTTTCCCGTGGTATTGGATCTGTGATCGTTGACCCTGTCAGGAACCGCGAAGTATCAACCGGATACAATGGACCGGCCAAGGGCGTTCCCCACTTGGATAGTTATGAATCCTTGAAGGAATTCGTATATCCACAATTAACAGATGAAGACGTATCTCGTATGAGATGTGTTGAAGGAACAAAGGAAGATCTATTGGGTAGTGCCGACGATTTCGCCCGATTGTATGAGGGCTGTAAAACTTGTCCTCGCAAACTAATCGGAGCCAAAAGCGGCGAACGCCTAGACCTTTGTGCGTGTGCTCACAGCGAACGCAACGCCTTGCTAAATGCTACCGTAGATGTAACTGGTTTTTATCTATTTGCCTATTGTGGTACACCCTGTTTGGATTGCACTGTTGAAATCATCAATAAAGGTATTAAGAGGGTTTACTGCTTGGCAGAGGATAGTGGCCCGAAGGATAATAAGTATTATAGCTGGCGCTCTGAATGGCAGTTTGAAAAGGCCGGTGTAGAAGTAGTTAAACTTCAAAGGGATTGGATTCATGAGTAAACCTCAACCTAAAACATATTATGATATTCATGATTTAAAAAAATATTATAATCTGGATAGTATTAGAGACTTTTTGTATAAAGATGATTATCTGTCCAACGGACAAATGATTCATATTTATAAACCATATTTTGATGATATCGATAATGATGAAGACCGGCTAGTTTCCGAGAGACGCAAAATGATATATGACGAATTCGGAGAAATAGAAGTCAAGGTGTGGTGGTAAATGTCTATATCTTTTAATCGTTATAAGATATTTCCAGGAGAAGTATATACATCTGAGAATGATCAAACCTATTGCATCGACTATAAGCATAATATAATTAAGGTCCCTGTGGGAGAATTGTTTTCTTTTTTCGAGATTAATTATAGGTGGGCTTTTCCGCCAATGAAAAAGAAAGACGATCCAGGTGGCTTTTATGATTATATAAAAGGACATGTTGATACTTATAATAAATATATAAACAATCTTTTCGACAAACTGGCTGTTGGCTCTAATGATAAAAGTGAATTCTGGTTATATGAAAATGATCTTTGGATTCTTCCAGATTATCAAACTAAAGAACAGGTTATGTTTCAAAATATAGGCATTATAAGGATAGATAATAATGAGTTGTAATCATGATTGGGTTATTGATGATTGTTATCATTATGACGATGAAGTTTTTCCTGTTAGATCACACAGATGCCGGCGATGTAAAGAAGAAGTATGGGTTATTGATCCGGAACTAATAGAGTCTAGACATCAATATGACAAATTCTGGGATATTATGCGTGATATTGCTAGAGAAAGAAATTCAAGAGGATTAAAATAATGGCAATTAAAGAAGACGGATATATTTATTGGTATTGGTGGGCTAAATATAAAAAAGGTAAAGACCGGTTAGTTATCGTTGAAGTTCGTGAATTTGGAGCAGATGGTGAAAAATGTCTCAATTATGAATTACCTGGAAGTGATTGGGGATATACAGAAGAAGATTTTGAATTTATCCAATTAATAGAGGAACCTCTATATGATCCATCTAATTAAAGGAGATCTATTTACAACCAAGGCAACAGTAATTGCACACGGGGTTAATTGTCGTGGAGCATTTGGTTCCGGGGTAGCCGGGCAAATTGCAAAACGCTGGCCTAAAGTACAAGAGTCATACTTAGAAAGATATCGTCTAAAAGGGTGGAAGCTTGGAGATGTAGAGTTAGTCTATTCTAGAAGTCCCCTAAAACACCCCATTATTGCCAATATGGCTACGCAAGATAAATTTGGTTATGATGGAAAACTGTATGCTGATTATAATGCTATAGATATTTGTTTAGATCAAGTGTTGTATTTTGCCGATTATTGTGGTTATTCCGTAGCCATGCCCAAGGTTGGATGTGGTCTGGCCGGAGCGGACTGGAATATAGTCTATGGAATACTACAAGATCTTTCCTGTAAATACGATCGCGTAGCGATCGAGGTATATGAATTGAATAATAGAGAATGATGGAGCTGATTATGTTGTTGACGAACGATTTTTCAAAAGAGATTTGGTTTAATACTTATAAATATGAAGAGGAGAAAGACCTATCAGGTACATTTCTACGTAACGCGGTATCGATTGCCTCAGTGGAGAAGACAGAAGAATTGAGAGAGTACTGGACTCAACAGTTTAATGATGTGTTGCAAAAAATGCAACTTTGTCCGGCCGGAAGAATACTTGCTAACGCCGGAACACATTATAAAGGAACTACATTATTTAATTGTTACGTTGGTTCTAGACCTTCTTATGATTTGGATTCTCTTGATGGTATTCTTGAGACGTTGCGTATCCAGGCACAAACGCTGAAAAGCGAAGGTGGTTGGGGAATGAATTTCTCTTTCATACGCCCTAGGGGTTCTACAATATATGGAATTGGGGTAGAGACTCCTGGATCTATTAAGTATATGGAACTGTTTAATCGGTCGTCAGACATAATCACAGCAGGATCAGGCAGGGAAGCCGGCAAGGTCGGGTTGAAGAAAAAGATACGTAAAGGCGCACAAATGGGGATGTTATCAGTCTGGCATCCCGATATATTAGAATTCATCACAGCAAAGAGAGTAGCTAATCGACTGGATAAATTCAACGTCTCCGTAGTAGCTGATAAGAAGTTTATGGAGAAAGTACTTCTCTATGAAGAATCTGGACAGGATTCCGAATGGGACTTTATTTTTCCGGAAACAACTCATCCGAACTACAAATCTGAATGGGATGGTAATATATATAGATGGGTCGATAAAGGATATCCGGTACGCAAATACGGCAGTATCCTGGTAAGCAAACTCTGGGATTTGATCATGCGATCTACCTTTGATTACAATGATCCCGGCATCTTTTTTGAAGATCGTGCTAATGCTACACATCTATTTAGTTATGATCTGGATAAGTATATATTGTGTACAAACCCTTGTCAACCAGCATGGGCTACTGTTTTAACTCCTAATGGTATTTCTACACTCAAAGATATTAACATTGGTGATTTGATTTGGTCTGAAAAAGGATGGACTAAAGTAGTTAATAAAGTGTGTACAGGAAATAAAGATGTATATGCTTACAAAACCACTTTTGGGACATTTTATGGAACCGAAAACCATAAAGTGTTAGAAAATGGAGAAAAGATAGAAGCGAAAAGTGCTGAAGGTATAGATATTTTAAGAGGCGGATATAATGCTGCTTCATATATTTGTAACCCAAAAATAATAATGGATGGTTTAGTCTTTGGTGATGGTTCTGTTCACAAAGCATCAAATAATCTAGTACATTTAAATATAGGAAAAGATGATCAAGATTATTTTGATAGTTCTATTAGTAATTACATTGGACAGCATAGACCGGGTTTACATGAGTATTCGTATGAGATAAAAACAGATATACTACCCGAAGAATTGCCGCACACTTACGCTAGAAAAATTCCTGACAGGTATTTCTATGGTGATAAATTAACAGTAAGATCGTTTCTCAAAGGATTATATTCTGCAAATGGTAGTGTAACAGGGGGTAGAGTAACTCTCAAAGCAAGTTCCTATACAGTGATTTCACAAGTTCAAATCATGTTATCTTCTTTAGGAATTGCATCTTATTATACTGTTAATAAGCCAAATAAGATTAAATTTTCTAATGGAGAATATGAGTGTAAAAAGAGTTATGATCTTAATATTACTAGAGATAAACACAAATTTTGGGCTATCATTGGATTTCTTCAAAAATATAAACAGGACAAATTATACCTATTAATTAAAAATAAATGTGATAAACCAGAAGTAATCACAAAAGATATTCATACTATAGAATTTGTTGGTAATGAAGATGTTTATGATATAACAGTAGATAATGTGACACATACTTATTGGACTGGTGGATTAAACGTATCAAACTGCGGCGAACAGAGCATGCCATATGGATCTGTATGTGATCTAGCATCTATTCCATTACCATCCTTCTATAAGAACGGTATATTTGACTACGTTGAATTTGAAAGGGCGGTTAGAGTAGCAGTTCGTTTACTTGATAATGTTAATGACTATAGTTCTACCCCGCATGAAAGTTATACTAAGTCTGCCAGAGAGAACCGGCGAATTGGTCTAGGGTTAATGGGTTGGGCTAGCTTACTCTATCTGATGAAAGTCCGGTTTGGCAGCGATGAAGCGGAAGCTATTAAACACAAGTTGATGAAAACCTTTACTTCTGCCGCCGTTCAGGCTTCGATAGACCTCGCCATTGAGAAAGGCCCGTTCACGGGCTGTGATAAGGAAAAGTTAGCAGATCATCCGTTTTGGGACCAAATAGAATTAGACGCAGGATATAGGGAAGCTATACGTAAACATGGACTTCGCAATTCTGCCCTATTTAGCATCCAGCCGAATGGAAATACCGGAGTTCTTATGAATTTAATGAGCGGTGGCGCGGCCGAACCCATTTTTATGCATGAATATATTCGTACCGTAATCGTACAACCGGCTCCGGAACATATCAAAGACCGTTGTCCTAAATATGAACAGGGAGAATTCCATGAGACTGATCTTTTCAAATTTACAAAGGAAGGCTCGGAGACGATTCTAAAAGGCACGGATGAAACCGGAGTAACCTATAAGATAGATAAGAACAGAGGGTTGACCAAAGAGGTACTCTGCGAAGATTATGCTGTCAAGAAATTGAAAGAAATCGGAGAATGGGACTCGGAAGCGCCTTGGGCGGTTACAACCACTAATTTATCTGTAGAAGATCATATAAAGGATCTTAAAGGTTGGGCTAAATGGATTGATTCCGCAATCAGCAAGACAGTTAATATTCCAAATGACTATTCATATGAAGACTTTAAGAAAATCTATTTGGAAGCTTACAAGACCGGAGTTATCAAAGGTATAACTACATACCGGGCCGGCACTATGACCAGCGTATTATCTGCCAAAATGAAGGATAAGATTTATAAGACCAACGCCCCAAAAAGACCTAGATCTCTTCCCTGTAAAGTATTTTATCCAATGCTTCGTGGGCAACGTTATTATGTGGTATGTGGTTTATATGAGGATGATTTATACGAAGTTTTTGCCGGAAAATTAACCGAATGCATTCCTCACAGTATTACAGAGGGTGAAATAGTAAAAGTTAAAAAAGGTCATTATAGGTTAATTAATAATGATGATGTAATCATTGACAATCTCATAGAACATTGTGATCATTCGGAAGAGGCTATTTGTCGTTTGATGAGTGCCGGACTTCGACATGGAACGGACGTGAAATTTCTTAAAGAACAACTATCTAATTGTAAAGGAGAACTATATTCTTTTGGAAAAGTTCTTGGAAGAATTTTAGGTAAGTTTATTCCGGATAATACTTTATCGAACGAGTTATGTCCGGATTGTGGAAAGAATTTAGTTTTTACTGAGGGTTGTAAGGGTTGCACCGGAGACGGTGGTTGTGGATGGAGTAAATGCTCATGAATAAATTAGCTATAATATTATTAAGTATGTTGTTATTTTTACAATATTTTGTAAGTGTATTACCCAAGAATCCGGTTAAAGAAATATCTGGGGTTTCCGTAACTATCAAATACGCTGGTGGAACCGGTAGCGGAGTTATCCAGAAAATTGGAAATGATGTTTACGTATGGACTGCTAACCATGTTTTGACATCACCTATTCCTTTCCCTTGGCCTGTAGAAGTTGTTTACGATGTTCACCACAAAGGCCGCCATACAGCAATTCAATATTTTAGAGCAGAAATATTTGCTAGAAGTGAAGAATATGATTTAGCAATCTTAAAACTAAAACATAATCACTATTTTAGATACGGTGCAGAATTATATAAAGATGATGAAATTCCGGAAGTAGGACAAGATATTTGGGGTGTGTTTGCTCCTCTCGGAGAAGAAAACTCACAAACCGTTGTTAGAGGTACTATTTCGCAAACGGATAGACTTTTCAAAGGAAGAAGTATAGATCAAATTGATTGTTCTATAAATAGGGGTTGTTCTGGTGGTGGAGTTTTCCTTAATGACGGTAGACTTATAGGTATTGCTGTTATGATGAGAGATAATAATATAGGTCTTATGGTTCCCGTTCGCGTGATGAGGGAATGGGCTAAAACTACTGATTTACCGAAGGAACTTTATCAATGATAGCTCAACTCGCGTTGCTCGTCTCGCTATTGGGGAATGTAAACGAAGAAAAAGTATTGATTAATCATATCTTAGAAGCGAAGACTGAAAAACATTGGATTCTTGATAGGAAGTCTGATAAAAACGTAGTTTCTATTGCTGCCACCGGAGTAGGTTTTTACGCATATGCAAGAGCGGCGAAACTCGGAATGATATCTAGAGAAGACGCTAGTAAATGGATTAATGATGGTTTTATGTCGATGATAGGTGTAAATTTTGAGAATGATGGTTGGCTATATCACTTCGTAGATAGAACCGGAAAACCTTATGAAGAGAGTGAAGTCTCTTCTATAGATTCGGTTATATTTTATCTGGGGGCAGAAAGAGCCGCTCAAGAATTAGGTGAACCTGTTTTAATAGATTATGTTAGAAAATGTAAAGGGAAAATTAGTACGGCGGTTATGCTGGATAAGGACGGATATTTTTATCACGGTTGGACTATGGAAAATGGCCGGCGAAACATGTTAAAGTATAAATGGAGAAATTATAGCGAAGGCATTTTAATATATAGATATTTCGACTTAACATTTAAACCGGTATATACACATTACGACTTGCCATTATTCGTATATTTCTATCCTTTGGCATTCTATCCGGAAGAACGTTCCTGGGTTGATAATTTGGGTAAAGCCATAGACTATCAATTAAGTATTACCGGGCACTTCGGTTATACCGCTTGTGACGGTCCAAACGGATATCAAGTTAATACTCCATACATAATAAGTCCATTAGCTATATTTAGTTGTAAAAAATTCTTTCCTGCAAAAGTGGAAAAAGAATTGAATAAGAGATCGGCTCCATGGAGTGTTCAAGCAATTACGGTTAATCACAGTTGGCAGACTGGAGATAGGGTTTTGATGGATGACGGAATGGCATTAATGCTTATGAAAGGTAAATGATGTCTGAAGATATACTAGGTAAGGGGAATTTAGATCCATATTCTGTTGAAAAATTTACCTTAGAAGATATCAAGAGGCTGTGCCTCCAATATGATAAACTGTATGGATATTATCCTGAAAGTTATTATGAGGGAATGGCTTTATATGAATTTATTATAGATTCTTTGGATACTAAACGCAGTCCTTGCGAATTTACTAGAATTTGGAAAAAGGAAATGAGAAATGTTTCATGAAGACGATGTCCCGGATTTTTTACTTATGCACTCTCTAAGAACTAAAAATTGGGCAGATTATACGTATCTCAAGCTAGTCGAAGACGTTCTTGCAAATGGTGTTTTGAAACCTACTAGAGCAAAGATTGATGGACAGAATATATCCGCGTATAGTGTCTTTGGCCGACAGGCTCGGTTTTCACTAGCCGAAGGCTTTCCAATATTGACAACCAAGAAAATTAACTTCAATGCAATTGCTCATGAATTAATTTGGTTCCTTAGTGGTAGTTCTAATATTAAATACCTTCGGGATAATGGTGTGAAAATTTGGGACGCTTGGGCTGATGAAAAGGGTGAGTTAGGTTATGGGACCTATGGCACACTTTGGAGAAAATATCCTAATTATAAAGAATATATAACTTCAAATGGTTTTAATCAAGGTCTTAAAACTCTAGAAAAAAAACCTATAGATCAAATAAAGAATTTAATTGATAATATTAACCTTGTCAAAGAAAACCCAACCGCGTCTGTGGGGCGAAGGTTGATTGTTACTGCATGGCATCCCGGTTATGTCGATTCGGTGGGGCTCCCTCCCTGTCATTGTTTTATGCAATTCAATGTAACCGGCGACAAGCTCAGTTGTCAGTTGTACCAACGTAGCTGCGATGCTTTCTTGGGCGTTCCCTTTAACATAAGTTCCTATGCGTTGCTAACTCACGTCATTGCATATATAACCGGGCTGCAAGCACATGAGTTTATTCATACCTATGGAGACTTACATATATATGAAAACCATGTAGATCAGCTTCGAGAGCAATTAAATCGGAGACCATATAAGCTGCCGAAATTAGAAATATGGATATCGGAAAAAAATATAGACAAGGTTTGTAGGGAAGATTTCAAATTAGTAGACTACAAACATCATCCTTACTTGCGTGGAGAGGTTGCTGTATAAATATGAAAATTATCACTGAAACGTTAGTTAATGGGTCACTGGTAAACAAAACACAGGTAACAAAGGAATTCGCTTTTGTAGAAAGTATTCCAACTAATATATATGGAAATGCTTGGTTAATCAAACTAGATGGATCTAGAGTTGCTCCTATGTATATAGAAACAGAACTTATAAAACAACTAAAACCCGGATTGCTCGTAATTTATGAAACTCATTACACTCATGGGCAAATGGGCGTCGCTGAAAAGATAAAGATTGTAGATATTGATAAATTAGAAAGATTGTACTTCTCATGATTTCGGCCATCGTAGCAATGGATCGTAATAACCTCATAGGCATTGATGGGAAATTACCCTGGCACCGCCCGGATGACCTAAAGAATTTCAAAGCCCTTACGACCGGCCATACTGTAGTAATGGGCCGAAAAACCTATGAAAGTATAGGCAAACCTTTATCAAATAGATTTAATGTTGTATTGTCTCATCAGAATTTAACTGATACTCATATACACGGTAATTTAATCAGACTATCAAAAGAAGAAGTTATCTCCGTCTTTTATGGTCCATATTCCAATTTTTTTATCATTGGCGGTGCATCAATTTATAGAGAATTCGCCCAATATATAGAGAGGATGTATATCACGGTTATCAATGAATTTTCCCCTGTAAACGGTTGCGAAGCAACCTATTTCCCCTGGCAATCCTTCGAGCCAAGCTCTTGGACTTGTGTAGAACAATGTCCGCTCGGCCCCGATTTTTACTATGTATTCGATAGAATTAGAAAAGGTTAACTATGTCAACACGTAAACGCAAAACTTCTTCCGAACCCCAAACCGAAAAAACTTCTATTTGCGCAAGGACCGATGAACAGAAGGAATATATAAAAGCTATTGTTCAAAATGATATAGTTATATGTTGTGGTAAAAGTGGTTCCGGCAAGACTTGCGTTGCGGCCGGTATTGCGGTGGACTGGCTCAAGAGGGGCTTAGTAGACCGCGTTATCATCAGCCGGCCTTGCGTTGGCACAGAAGACCTAGGCTATCTGCCCGGAGAATTTGAAGAAAAAATTCAGCCATACTTGCAACCCTTGTTCACAGAGTTAGAACAATTTATAAATATAAAGGCATGTATAGCAAATGGGAAGATTAAAGTTCTGCCTGTCAGTTATATGCGAGGTGTTACTTTCAAAAATTCTTTCGTCATTGTAGACGAAGTCCAAAACCTAACAGAATCTCAACTTCGCATGTTATTAACACGACTAGGAGAAAACTCCAAACTTGTACTAACCGGCGATACTACACAGTCAGACTTAGAGCCGAAACAACAGAGAGACTTTCAAAAGGTCATTAATAAGATGTTGCCTATCGCTACTCCGGAGAATAAAATAGCTGTTGTTCGTTTGAATACATCTGTAAGACATCCGCTTGTAGAACTAATAGAGTCCGTGCTTTGTCCAGTGTATTAACCTCATAGACAACCACATTTTAATAGGGGTCAGCACATGCCTATAAATAATATTATGTTCACACCAAATCCGGGAGTACTAGGCTTTACTCACGATGTAGTTTGTCAGGCTCCCAAAGGTGCCGGCAATCAACTTCAAACAGTCTATCGGGGCGATGCATCTATCCAGCCAAACGGCAGCGGTTATGGTGCTATGATGGCTAGTCGTTTATATCATGGTGAATTAGTAAATAACATTGGTCAATAATATGGTTGATATTCTATTACTCAGACCTGAAATGGTGACTAGAAGCATTTTAGATATTCTGAATGTGTTGACGCCCACCCAAAAATTATCGCTGGGAGAGGCTAGAAATATAATCACTCTTCAGATCAAGTCTAATCATTATATGTATGTTTTATATGAAGATGGAGAACCTCTAGCTTGCGGTGGGTTTGCAATCATAACCAAGTTAGGCCGGAATGGCAGTCGAGACGCTCTAATTGAGGAAGTGGTGGTTCGTGCTGATAAGCAACGCAACGGTTATGGTCGCAAACTAATAGCTTTTCTCCTTAAAAAGATCGAACAATATAACGTATATGCCGTGTGGTTGAATTGTTCTGATGAAAACGTCCCGTTCTATAAAAAGTGTGGTTTTGAAAAGACTGGAAATCAAATGAAGGTGTACTATGGAAAAGGAGTGTAAACTTGCCGACTTATGTATATGGTTGTTCCAATTGCGAAATTGAATTTGAAATCATCCAAGGTATAAACGAACTTGCTGTTGCGGATTGTCCTCATTGTGATAAAATCACCAGTACACGACTTCCACAACCCTTTATGCTTATTGATAAGACTCCTCATACTTTAGGAAGTATTGCGGATAAACAACGAAGTGAAATGGGTCGGTATCAATATGATGATACTGTACAGAAAATGGCTAATGAACGTAGGGTTGAATTCAAAGGAAAGTTGCCGGAAGGTACTAGGCAAATCGAACCTGTAAAGGATAGACCGTGGTGGAGAACAGACAGCTCTACGCCGGATTATAAGATTCTCAAGGCTTCTCCCGAGAAAATTACCGACTACGTCATAACAGGCGATAGGCCGGCAGGAACATAATTATGTACGAAGCTATTGTGGTTCTAAATTATATGGTCTGTAAAAAGACTCCGGTTGGCAACGTACCGACCTATAATAATAGGGAGAAACGCATCAAGACGATAAGCGGCGTCAGCGAATCCGATTGCATTGAAAAGCTAGAAGAATTTTTTAAAGAACAAGAATTTAGGGAGTTGGTGAAACCATGAACGATCCAGTTGTAAATATTAGTGATTGCGAAATTATTAAATGTTCCAATTGTGGTAAAGATCTTTTGATTATCAAAAGTAAGGTTAAGAATGACAGCGTAGTGACAAAACTACAGGTTGGATGTGCGTACTGTGGTGATCATTCATATGTGAATGAAATCAAAGGTACATTTATGTACCATCCATCACCGGGGCTTGGTATGAAAAATTTCGTCATGAAAGACGATATTATGAAATTTAATACGGTTAAATAATATGATTACAACTACGAAAACGCCTGAAAAAGAATTCAAGTTACACGCCGTGTATTTTTTACACGTAGATGGTAGCGAAGTAAGGGAAACTCCCGTCCTGAAAGATAGATTTTATGTATCTGAACAGGATCACAACAAATATGGTAAGGTGGAAGCATACGTTTCCGATAGCAGCCTTCGGGAAGACTATTACCTAAAACAATTCCGGGGAGGTCGGCCGGGAGAACTACTGGTAGACCCCTACGGAATGTTTAGCAAGGCGGAAGACCTTTCTGCCTACGCAAATCAACGCGGGCATCGGTTCTGCGAATACTCGAAGGTCCCCAAGGAAGTTTACTATTCATATGTGAATTATCTAGAAACTCGTGATGTTCGTTATTTTCGTTACTGTGAAAAATTCCTTCTAGATAATGTAAAATAAGGAGCGAAACTCATGGGAAGACCAAAAAAGACTGCCGAACTTACCGAATTGGAAAAAGACTACATTTCACTGACCTCGAAAAGCAGTAATAATGTTAATTATGACGAGTTATTTAAATCACATGCGATTAAACTCAATAAAGATGAGAAGGTTATTCGTGATCACGCTAATAAAGTAAATGTGGGTGTAGTAGATGAACAATTACCGCCGGAGCCAGCTCCTAAAAAACTTACCCCAAGTCAGGAATTGGCTCGAAATCTCCTTACTCCGAATCGTCTTGCCGAACCAAATAAAGCCAGACATATAAGCGTAATGAGCGAAGCTGCAAGTGATACAATCGAAAAAACTCCTTCCGTACCAATTAAGGGTTCTTCAAGGATGAAAGATGTTATCTTCAGACAATGATGAAGTAATTCAAGCCTATTTACATACTTCTCGCAGCACGGATGAATATATACATGAACCATATTGGCGAGTCGTCCTTTCGGACGACCGCCTTGTTTATAGTTATCGCGGTCGGCGTAGCTGGCTAGAACTCCGTTCGTATTTGGCACAGAACCCCTCTATATATATAAAGGAACTGTCATTCGGTTTTCGCGACCACATAGAGACTGTCCATAGTGGCGCGGCCGACTACTTTTTCGTCCATTCCGTATTAGCCGATTATGGTAGCGGTTGGGAAATAGATTTTTATGTAGGTGGATATCGGGATGGAGATAAGGTGATTTGCAAGAAATTCAGAATACCAGAGATATTTTTGGTAGAAGAGTCTAGTCGTGGTCTGGACGATATATCCGTACAAAGGGGACTGATAGAAAGGAATTTTCTTGAAAACAATAATACATGTGAACAAACAGGTGTTGCAACGCAATAGAAAAAATGGGACGAAAGACCCGGCCATAACCGTTAAAACCTACAAGAGTAATATCTATTGCTACGAAGCCGGCAATGAACACTTCCGCGTCATCCACCGTCCCGATAAGCCTCTTTCGTGTGGGGCGGTAGCCTGGGTTGAGACAAATGGTAAGGTGGAAATCATATCGTGAAAACTTTTGATGATGATTACAAATATATTAGTTATGAGTATATTGTTAGTCCCGGATTAAAAGTAGGAAGTGCTTTTGAAAGACATAATCTTGGATTTGCTGATGAAGAAGATATTATAGAAGTAAAAGAGTTCATTAGATTAGTAGAGGAACCTCTAAGAAAAGGTCTTTTTCAAGATTGTGTTATTAAAGATATTTTTCCTATGGTTAGGATGGAAGATGAGAAAGAAATATAATAGGCATGTCACCAGAAGAGATTAAATTACAATATGAGCAACAAGCAAATATATCCAAGTAATTATACAGAACGTAAAGTAACCGCAAGTCAATATTTAACTGATTTTATTATGGAGCGTATTGCCAAGAAAGATAAAAAGGTACTTACCTATAAGTATTGGAATGATCCGGCTTGGAAGAAAATCTTCCTACGCCAGTTAGGAGAAGCAACGAAGCTATTAAAAGAAGCAAATTGCGTAGCCATCATGGCTTTTCTGAGGAGTGTAAAGGGAAGAAATATATATTCGTTGGGGCTAAAAGCTCAAATCCTTGCCGGCGCAAAAGAGTTTATAGTAGTTGTGGCTAAGGTAGCAAACGCTGGTACACCTAATCTCAATAGTGATGTATTTTCGGAAGATATAATAATTGAAGCCGCTATAGAAAGTGGCACGCCAGAACATAAAAATCCAAGCATTAGCTTGTGGGAGAGGCTCGGATGAACCTAACAGAAAAGAAATTCTATTTTGTAAAAGTAGGATTATTCTGTCATAATTTTAATGAAGTTTCCGCTATGTTTGGTAATGGTAAAAGGATATTGACTGGTTGTCCGGTTATGTTTGATCAGAGAACGGATGACGGCTGGTATATTTTCCAGGTAGAAAAGAATATATATGTAAAAATACCAGAATATGATTTACAAAATGAGATATCAGAAATTCCCATTGAAGAATGTGAGTTATTATTAAGTGATGAGGAAAAGTCCTATTATTATAATTATAATGAGAAGATAGAGGAAGAAAATGGGCAGACCGCGTAAAAACGTAGAAGAGACTGCATCAGCAGATTCTAATAGTGAATATTTAGATGCTTCATTTATATTAGATAATCCCAAGAAAATTATAAGTGTCAGTCCGGCTTTGGATATTGTCCTGTCGGGAGGTATTCCGGAAAGCACCGTGGCGATTTTCAAGGCTGATCCGAAGATTGGTAAGACCACGCTGGCGCTTAAAGTAGCTGCCAAAGGTCAGAAGCAATTTGGCAAAAAGGTCATTTATATTAATGTCGAAAACAGACTATCAAAGAAGAATCTAGAAGGTGTAAAAGGATTAGATATATCTCCGGAGATGTTTAAGATTATTTCTTCGGAAAAGGGCAATATCTTGTCTGCCGAACAAATATTAGAAAAAACCGAGAAAGCTTTGATTGACTTTCCGGAAAGTATATTCATTTTCGATTCATTTAGCTCTTTATCTGGTGCGGCCGAAAAAACTAACAAGTATGGTGAAGGTTATGGAAATTTAGATGTACGTAAAATGGAAGGTACTTTCGCCAGAAGAACTAGCCCAATTGTAATGGTTAATAATTCAATTATATTAGGAATTGCTCACGTATCACCAAATATTTCTATGCCGGGCAAATCGACTTCTATTGGTAAGAAAACCGTCTATGCAATGGATTTAGAATTATCTCTCAAGAAAGTATATCCTCAAGGCGATTGGACAGCCGGGGATAGGCTTGTCGGGCAAAAAATTCAAATAGACTGTTTGACAAGTGCATTAGGACCACCGGGTCAATCATGCGTTTGCTGGCTGAAATACGGAGAAGGGTATTCGGACGAAGCCGAGCTAGCACAACTCGCAATAGATCTTTCCTTGATTGAAAAGAAAGGTGCCGGCTGGATGGAGATTGAAAAGTTCGGCCTAAAAGCCCAAGGTATGGATAATATGGTTACTTTATTGGAACAACGTTCTGATGTGTTTGATTATTTAAATGATCAGGTTAAAGAGATGGTCAAATGAAAGTGACCGGCACAGATGGCAAAAAATATACTTGGCAACTTGCTAAATATGTAGGTAATAAGAATACAAATCCTTCAGAATTACACTTGCAGGTAAGAGAATTTCTAGCAGAAAACTATCCGGCACTACAGATATTAGAAGAGGTTTATATAGAGTCTGAAAAATTATACATAGATTTCTATATATCTCTGTTAAAGATAGCTATCGAAGTTCAAGGCCGGCAGCACGACAATTTTTCCCTTTTCATGCATAAGAACAAGCTGGGCTTCAGTCGAGCCAAGGGCCGCGATAACCGCAAGGCGGAATTCTGTAGGATTAACGGAATTAAACTAATATACTTCTATCCAGAAGAGGAAATAGATGAATGGAAAACGAAGATGGGGTTGAAAACAACCTAGTTGATAAACTTGCCCAAATTGAAACGCTTTTAAATGAATATGAGTATAAAATTCATTTAAAGATCAATACCGTTGAACCTAACTTGGGCGTAACCCGTGAATACATGGAAGCTATGCATTGGGAGGATATTCAACACTTGGCGTTTAGCTATGCTCAATATTCTCTATTTTTGCAGAAGGAATTGAATAAACATCAGTCCCGATATAACTGGTCGGATGCAAATCTGAAAAGATTCTTGGAAAGGGAAGCTCCCAATTATGAAGGTTGGAAATGGGAGGAGCGAATGAGTAACGCCCTTTCAGACAACGTCTATGCACAAAAGCTACACGATCTCAAGGTGCGTAGCAAAATGGCAATCGACAGACTAGCATTTCTTCCCTCCAAAATTGAATTTTTGTCTAAGTTAGCAATCGATATTATGAAAGCGAAGAGGTATAAGCATGTTGAAGGTGAATAAGTTTTTCAGTTGGATTAAAAGTTTCTTTGTCAAGAGGGTAGATGACAGTAAATTGTTTTCTGATATATCTCAATATATAGAAGATGAACCAAAAATAGATTACAGAAAATTGAATAGAGAAGGTAAGGATTTATTCAAATACGAAGTAGAAGGTGAGGAATTCGATTTTGGTAATAGTTCAGAAAAATTTGTAGAAGTTGAAGCCATTAAAATGTCATATCCACAACCTTTAACCACTATTAATAGAGAATGTGTTTATATAAGTGGTAAATAAAAATATGAATAATATCTATATTATAGAAGATATATGGTATGACCATTATAAGGTTTTAGGTGTTTATAATAATATAGAAGCGGCATTAGAACATGTTGAAGATCGAAATTTTAAAGAAGAATTTGGTCAAGCGGATATTTGGATAAGAGAGTATGGCGTAAGAACTCGCAAGCAATTAAGAGGAGTTGCAGAAAGGCTTATGTGGCATAATGGCAAACGTTACAATTGATCCAGAGGTGTTGATTAGGGCAATGACAGCCGCGATTCAAGCGGCGATTCAACAACCTACGGTTGAGACAAAGTCAAAACGTGGTAGACCGGCTAAAACCAAGCAGTTGCCACCAACTTTAAAGGTAGTTCGTGATAGAAAAGTTATAGAAGTTCCTACTGAAGAATTATTACCACAGAATATAGAAATTATTCATGTAAAGGAAGAAGATATTGTGGCTGCAAATGAGGAGTTGCCGGTGGTCAAAAAACCAAAAGATGCTTTTTTATTTGTAGCTAAGAAAATTATTAACAGTTGTTCCAAACAAGTACAAGCCAAAGAAGATGTAACTGTTAGTCGTGGAGAACAACGTTTTATTGATGTGGCCGGAGTACCGCATGAAAAACAAGATTGGGAACCAACCGAACGAAGACAGGCGGCAAAGATGCTCGATTTCGTTTGCACGCAGTGTAATCGTCCATTCCAAGATTACCCGTCAAATGTTCAACAAGCCTTTTTCCGAATTGGTGGTTCAGACATGCCGGATAATCAAGACGGCTGTGTAGTAATCAAATGTCCTAAATGTAGTACAAGATAAAAGAGATTAATTTATGGATATTACAAAGATGTTATTTGGCGGCGCTTTAATAGGGACTCTTGTCTCCGCATGGGGAACTATTAAAGGTGTCGCATGGAAGATTTGCACGATTGCTTTTAAAAAGGTTAATATTGACGACTCATTATCTAAAGAGATATTGAACTATCTACGAGAAAATTATAAATATTTTCATTTACATGATCGTTCTTTTGAAAACTCTATTCATTTCACCAAAACTGATTGTCGATACGACCAGACCGGGTGGGAAACATTTGATAATGCTTCGTTTATATTCTGGTATGGAAAAATACCGTTTTATTATTCTAATTACCGCTCATCTACCAAAGATAGCAATGGCAATGAAGTGAAAACAAAAGGTGCCACTCTTTACTATATCAGGCGTACTTTAAATATAGAACAAATTATTTACAATTCTATTCATCGTATCAATAAAATAACATTGGAACGCACCAAGGCAAGACAAGAGGACTGGAATCGTTTTTATATTAAATATATTCCCGGCAAAACCAAGGAAAAAGAAACGCATTTTTCATATGATTTTACTTCTAATGTAAGTAAATGTTTAAGTCACGATTTAACAGATTTAGGATTCAATATATCTAAGGATGGTATAAACAGAATAATTCTCACAGAAGAAAATCAAGAGGCTATTAAATTTGTAGAACTTTGGAAGAATAATAAAGACTGGTATGTTAAAAAGGATATTCCTTGGAAAATGGGATTACTATTACATGGTCCACCCGGAACCGGCAAAACATTGCTGAGCAGAAGAATAGCCGAACATCTTAATATGCCTTTATTTGTTTACAGACTTGGTATGTTGACAGATCCGGAATTTTCTGAAGAATGGGCCTCCATGCAAGCTTCGGCCCCATGTGTAGCCCTTATCGAAGATTTTGATAATGTGTTCCATGGCAGAGAAAATATTGTTTCTATAGATAATTTTATGGAAAGGTTTTCTATATTAGAAGATAAACCAAAAGAAGGTGACGAACAAAAACGTCGTAATGGTTTTGGTCACAAAGTAACTTTTGACAATTTGTTAAATACTTTAGATGGTGCCGAGCGATATGAGGGTGTTTTGACTATCATTACAACGAATCATATAGACAAGGTTGATGCTGCAATTTTGGATCGACCTGGCCGGATTGACAAGGTGATTGAATTAACATATTTAACAAATGAGAATAAATTAGAAATGATTGAAAAAATCTTAGGAGATATGCCGATTGCTCGTCAAGCAGCAATACAATATATAAATACAAATATCGATAAACTTTTAACTCCAGCCCAATTACAAGAGAAGTGTATTTCATTGGCGCTTAAAGCATTTTATAATCAAAATTTGGAGGATCGATGAAAACTGTTTATCAAGACCAAAAAACCAATTGTTTCTCTGCTTGTTTAGCAAGTATATTAGAACTTGACATTAAACATATTCCCAATTTTTATGATGAAAATAATGGTAATCCTGATTTGATGTATGAAAATATCAACCAATGGTTAGATAAGCATGATTATTATAGAATCCATTTCCCAAAAATGTCTTTAAAAGAAATTCAACAGAATTTTAAACACACAGGATACGGTATAGTTCTTATGGGATTAAAAGATCATCCTAATATAGCACATGCTATTGTTAGTTATAATGGATTATTATTACATAACCCTATGGGTAATCAAGAACACCATCAATCTGGATTAAATGAAAAAAGTTGTTGGTTTAATTGTTTAGTACGTAAATTTAATAAGGCTTAAAATATGCTAACAGATCTTCCGGCAGAAAGAGCTTGGCTTTCAGGTATCGTTAGGTATGGTGCTAATAGTTGGATCGATTCTAATGAGTTGGTCAACGACAATTGTTTTAGCGACCACATCAATCAATGTATTTATACCTGCTTGGAAAGGATATTTCACAATAACTCTAATGCGATAGTTGATATAGCGAGCATTCTATCAGCCGCTCAAGAAGTCGGTTTGAAAGATCTCTCGGAGCCAAACAACGTCAAGTACCTCAAGGCGTTATATCATTTTGGTGTAGAGGAAGAAAATGTGCGGGAGTTTGCGAAGAAAATCCGCAAGCTCAGCGAATTCCGGAGTTTACTTGCAGAGGTTGATGAGTCTGCGAATCGCATCAAAAATTTGACAGGAAATGAAAGCATCAGCGAAGCCGTTTCCGTTGTTGAAAAACCCGTCTTTGATTTTACTAACAAACTAATTGGCGGCAATCAACAAGTAGAACAGATTGGTGTTGGTATCGATGAGTATTACGAGAGCTTACGCAATCGGGAAGAACTTAAAGGTATAGGTATAGGCTATCCAATATATGAAAAAGCGATTGGTGGATTACGTGTAGGCGTTCATATCAAAGGTGCAAGGAATAAAACCGGGAAAAGTTATGATGCTTTGAATTGTGCAGCATATTCCGCCGTTATGGAAAAGAATCCAACATTGTACTTGGACACAGAATTACACAGGAATCAAGGCCAGTGGGATAGATTTCTGGCCAGATTTGCGGACGGTATTACAGTTGATCAGATTAAATATGGAGAATTTTTTGATGATGAGCAAGCTGAAAGAAAGGTGTTAAAAGCTAAGAATATTCTAAAGAAAATACCCTTAGATTATATTAACATAACCGGAAAACCTATAGATGAAATTATATCTATAGTCCGTAGGTGGTTGATACAAAAAGTGGGATATAATGCCGCCGGCAAATTGAATAAGTGTTTGGTTGTTTATGATTATTTGAAGCCTCCCATTACAGCCGGAGAACTTAAGAACGTACAAGAATATCAAGAGATTGGTTTTAGAGTACAGGCGTTACACGATTTCACTGCAAAGTATAATTTTCCTATTTTGACCTATGTTCAATTAAATAGGGAGAAGGATATTGCTGCGAGTGATCGTATAGGATGGTATTGTAGTAGTTACAGTAGTTTACAAAAAAAGACTCCGGAAGAAATTGCAACTGATGGACCACAAAACGGTAATCTGAAATTAACGCCGGAATTCATAAGGTTCGGAGCCGGCTTAGATCCGGGTGATTATATCAACTATCATTTCAATGGAGCAACCGCAAAAATAGTAGAATTGAAAACTCGCAATCAAGTAGAAGCTGATAAGAAGGCTACCAATGATTCAGACGGGCACAGTCAATGACGCCATATGTAACAATCCGGAACTCCTCTGGGATGATTTGGGTTTAGAGGGAGAAATATATAATGAACATGCTAACATATCTTGTCCTGTTCATAATAGCTCCAAAAGGCAGAGTTTGAGTATATACTTTAATGATTACGGGCAAACTAGAGGCCGGTGGAAGTGTCATACGCGGAGTTGCCAGAAGGTTTTTAGGAATTCTGTTATTGGTTTCGTTCGCGGAATCCTGTCCAACCGACATTGTAATTGGGCAAAGCCCGGAGACAAGGTCTATGGATGGAAAGCTACTCTGGATTACCTAAAGGGTTTGTATGGCATAGACGGTGCATCAATAATAGATCCCGGAGAAGTAGAAAGAAAGAAATTTATCAGAAATTGTCATTGTGTAGAAGAACCGTTAAAAGATAAGGTTCGTATATGTACAAAGGAAAAATATCTCAAAGCATTTACTTCTCCCTCTACATACCTACAAAGTAGGGGTTTTTCTGAAGAGTTATTAAATGAATATGACATTAGGCATTATACTGGTAGTGATTATGTTTATCAGCGGCGTAGTATTATTCCGATTTATGATGATGAAAATAGATGGCTCATCGGCTACACCGGCCGAAGTGAAGATAACCGTACACCGAAATGGATGGACAGCAATATGTTCCCAAAATCTACATCATTGTTCAACTATGACAATGCAATCGAATCTATCAAGAAATCAAGATGCGTGGTTATAACCGAAGGTCCGCTAGACGTTTTAAAGCTTCGCCAAGCCGGCATAGATAATTGCGTGGCTTTATGGGGGGCAGCCGGATGGAACGATTACAAGAAGTATTTATTGGATAAGCTGGGAGTAATGAAACTGGTGCTTGTGCTAGACAACGATGAAGCTGGCCGAGATGGCACAGAGCGAATCCGAAAAGACGCGGAGAGAATCTATAATATAGTAGAGCCAAAGCTACCTGATGGAGTAAATGATATAGGTGAGATGGATACGCAAAGCGTCTCTGATTTATTTAAAGGTGTTTTATGAATGTGTTTTCTTAATAGGGAGGAACGACCTTGTCAAAATTTCAATTAAAACCAAAAGAACTAGTAGAGAAACAAGATCAGCCGGAACGTTGGAACTTTGCTCCTGTTGAAAATGATATAAAGATCTTGGCATTCAGTGGCAAATTGGGAAGCGGGAAATCTTCCTCTTCCAACTTTTTACATAGTCTTGCTTTTATGTATGTGTTAGGATTAACTGATCATGCGTTTGTAAACGAAGATGGTAAGCTGGTTGTGAAAACTGCTGAAGGCGATTATAACGATGTAAATTTGAACAGTAAACATCCGGAAGTTGTGGATTTTCTGTCGCGGAGCGTCTGGCCTTTTATCAAAAATTATAGTTGTGCGGATTATCTGAAGCGTATTTGTATTGATGTATTAGGTCTAGATGAAAACCTCGTATATGGATCGCAAGCCGATAAACAGACTCTAACACACCTAAATTGGGAAGACGTGCCGACTTTTGAGAAAGAGGTTGCACCAAAAAATTCAAAGTCGAAGATTGGTATTCGCGTAAAAACAGGAAAGATGACTGTACGGGACGTATTGGAATATGTAGGTACAGAACTATTCCGAAAGATGCATAATAATTGTTGGGCTGAAGCACTTGTAAAAAGTATCAAGAGGGATAAATCATCATTTGCTATTGTGGATGATGTGAGATTTATTAATGAAGTAGAAGCCGTTCAAAAAGCCGGTGGCAAGGTAATTCGTTTAACTCTAGTCACTGACGAGGCTGCTGCTAATACTCATGCTAGTAATATTGAATTAGATAATTATGATGGGTTTGATTATGTTTTGGATAATTCGTCGAAGTCTATGGAAGACACTTTCCGAGAACTATTATCGGTATTAACCGATTGGGGATATTTTGCGGTTGTGCAATAATGATAATTATCGACGGATGCCAGGATTGTGAAATAAATAAACTACATGGTTATAATAAAACGGATCACTTTCATTGTAAAAAATGTAAAAAGAATCGACGCTTTGGAAGTGGTCCGGAATTTGATTGTTACACGCAAAGCGAGCTGGATTATTGCAGAAAGTGCTTAAATGATAACTCCATTTTTTAGGTCGAGTCTGCTAAATACCTTCCAATTATGTGAACTTAGGGGGTTTATTGAGTACTCCGTGGGCCATAGAGGAGAATCAAATAAAAGTGCCCTAATAGGTTCAACGGTCCATGGAGTAATGGAATTGTTAGCTCTGGCAAAGCTAGCTCATCAACAGGGTAAATCCGGATTTATTCATGATTCCTTTAGTCTATTACCGGACGAATATGGGCAACCTATAGGTTCTGAATTTGATACTAATGCAATATTAAATGAAGTATCTAATAATGATTTATTAAAAATCTCATATGATTATTATAGTAGAGAAAGTCCAGGGATATTTATAGAAGACTCGTATAAGGAATGTCTTAAACTTGTTGATCAGGCTTTAAGTCATCGTAATGGTGCCTTCGACCCGCGAAGCTATGATATGTATGCGGCCGAACTTCCGTTTGAGATAGAGTTAAAAGACCCGTGGGCAAACTACATTTATCAATCTCCTGAAGGGATTGTGACTGGCCAACTTTGTCTAAAGGGTACAATTGACGTAGTCTATCAAGAGGACGCAAATACGCTACATTGCCTAGATTATAAAACAAGCAAAGCTTGTAACGATTGGGCAACCGGAAAAACCAAAGTGGCTGACAGGGTTCCCAAAGATCCCGAGAAACAAACGTCTTTATATAAAGATCAGCAAATGATGCTATACTACTATGTATTAGCCAATACCTTTCCTGATAAAGATATTATTATGACGTTGTATTTCATACGGATTAACAAGGCGTTTACGCTGGTCTTCGACAGGAAGAAAGATTTACCTCGCATTCATGAATGGCTACGCGAACGTTTTGAATATATAAAGACGGTTGAAAAACCTAGCTGGATTGATGGAACCGCCGAAGGCTGGAAGTGTCGTTTTTGTCCCCATTCAAAGAACAAGCAACCGGGTAGCAAACTCAGTGTTTGCCGATTTTATCAGAAGGAATTCGCGTCAAAGAAGCTGGATGAAATTATGCGTATTAACGCCGATTATTCACAATTACACTCATATGGTGCCGGTGGAAGTACAAAGGAACGGGAGTAATTTATTAATGAATAAAATGATGGTATTTTGGAATAGTAGAAATTATATTCCATATGAAAAAGAAATTACAAAAATAGCATTTAAACATTGTAATTATTATGGTACTAATCCTACTGAACCTTGTTGGGGACAAGTTGTAGAAGAAACAGTACATTTACCCAATTTTAGAGAAAATCCAGAAGGTGAGTTGTATTATTTCTGTCAAGGGCATTATGATTGTATAGAGGGGGGTTCGTATGAGCCAGAAGCTACTAACTAGAACAACTCATTATGTTGGACAGGGTTATATATACCGATGTCCTGAATGTGATAAACCCGACAGAATGCCATATTACAGATGCCCTACTAGTGGTAAATGCAGATTTTGTAATCATATGATGTATTTTCAGGAAGATTTGATGCACGTCGCATCTCCGCCTGATCCATATTATAATGGAATTATGAGAGATATTGGTAGATTGGAGCGTGGTTATTAAAATGGATCAAGACTTTGAAAACGATCAACAACGCAAGTTGCGAATCACAGATCCTTCCGGAAACGAAATTTCTATAGAACCAACAAAATGTTCCGTATGTGGTGCACTCTGTGTGGTTGCTAACGCAACCTGTACAGGAGAAGTTAGTATGACTAGCGATATGCATCTCTGCGAGCCACACAAAAGAGCGAAGCTCGGTGGTGATAACCGTTGGTATGAATCAGTTGAAACTGATAAAGATGGTCCGGTCCAGAGAGAATTAGGTAACGAACTTAATAATGGGGGCGGCTATTTTAGTGACGATGAGGAACTAGGAGAGGATGACAACAGTGAGATTCGAGAATAATATACCAATTGCCGAAGGTCAGCAATTCTATGTGACGAAAAGTGGTAGATCATTTGAAAGCGTCGAAGGCGATTCCAATGCTTCTCCTATAGGATTTGATGAGTTGAAATCAGTAATAGAAGAATTAAATGATAGTGATGTTGAAGATGATGATATTTCTATATTTGTATTAACAAATTTAAAAGTAAGAACAAAAAGAACTGTGGAAATAATTGGAGGATAGTAAACAATGTTATGTCGAGAAGATTTTCGTTATCTTGAATCAAGATATGCTTTTGATTTACGTGAAGCGTTCCGAAAGAAGTTATTTGCTAATGAAATCACTTTTGAGGATTATAAAAATGAAATAGAAGATGTTCCTATCACATTTGACTCCTATCAGTGCGGCACGGCTTGGACAGCCTCTTATCCGCCTTCAATGCCGACGGATGTTTATCTAGCTATGGGTGTAGCCGGCGAAACTGGCGAATTGGTAGAAGTGGTTAAAAAGTTACACCGCAACAATAATGGCGTAATTACAGATGAAATCCGGGATAAACTCGTTAAAGAAGCTGGAGATGTTCTATATTATCTTTCAGCTTTAATGTTAGCTCACGGAGTGAGCATGGAAGATGTTGCCAAGACAAATCAGCTAAAACTAGTTGATCGTTGGAAGCGGAATGTGGTTTGTTCTGAAGGTGATAATAGGTGAATAGAATGGCGGAACGCATGCAATCAGAACTAAAGTGGGCAAGTTTGCACAATCATACAGCGTTGGGGAGTTTATTAGACGGACTATCTAAACCAGAAGATTTATTAGAAAGATCTATTAAAAATAACATTCCAGCAATCGCAATTACAGATCACGGGACTATGAATTGTGTGATTAAAGCGGCAAAAGCCAAAAAGAAAGTCATTGACAAGTTGAAAGGAACAGAATTTGAGGAAGCTGCAAAAACAATTAAGTTGATCAATGGCTGTGAGATGTATATAAATAATGGCAATAAGAACACTCACTTAGTTGTACTAGCAAAGAATGCGGCCGGCTATAAGACTTTGATTAAAATGGTAAGTGAGGCTACTCGAAGAGAGAACTTCTACCGGAAACCACGGTTAACCCTATCCCAGATAGGAGAGTTTAATACAGATAAGAACCTGATTAGTTTCTCCGGTCACTGTGGTTCGGATATGGCCGACATTATATTTACGGATTGTAAGGCTGCTTACAGTGCAACCGAAGAACAGGAGGTACGCAAGTATATCAATCCTAAATGTAAAAGTTTATTATTGGAAAAAGCCAGTGAATATATTGATGTATTTGGTAAAGAGAATTTCTCCTTGGAATACCAGCGTTTTGATCAAGATCGCATGCCCGCACAACGAGTTATTGCATCCGCAATGGATTGGGTTGCTTCACAGCTAGGATTGACAAAAGTTGCAACTGCCGATTCACATTATACTTATAAATATCAATCTGAAGATCAGAGAATCCTTCTGTGTAATGCGTTGAAAACGACTCTTCCTAGGGTTTATAAACAACTGGCCAGTGACGATGATGATGTAGCTCTTGGAGGCTTTTTCAAGTCCGATAAGTATTATTTACCAACGGCGGCTGAAATTGCAGAAATCCATGGAGAGGAAGAAATTAAGCGTAGTCTGGAAATCGCGGATATGTGCGAGTCCTACGATCTTTCTAATCCGCCGGTAATTCCGGCTTTCGACTGCCCGAATGGACTATCAGCAGATGAGTATATGAAAGAACTTTGCCGGGCCGGCTGGAAAAACAAATTGAATTTCTCCTCTAAATCTGAACGCGAAGAGTATGCGAATCGCGTGAAGTATGAATTAGATGTTCTCCAAGGGGCGAAGCTATCTGATTATTTTCTGATTGTACAGGATTTACTTGCTTATATTAAGAGTAAAGGATTCTTATGTGGTCCGGGAAGAGGAAGTGCGGCCGGATGTCTTAGTAGTTATTTGTTAGGTATTACTGCTGTAGATCCAATTCCTCCGGGTTTGATTTTCGAGCGTTTCTATAATGCCGGTCGTAACACGCCTGGGAAACCAGCTTCGCTACCGGATATTGATATGGATATCCAAGGTGCGGCTGCTGATGTTGCTGTCAAATATTTAAAGGATAAATATGGTCATGCTAATGTTGGTCAAATCGCCAATTACGGTCGTTTGATGGGTCGGGCTTGCCTTAAGGATGTATTGCGAGCACATGAAGCTTGTGATTTTCAGACAATGAATAAAATATGTTCATTCCTTGTTGATGAGTCTGCGATTGCAGACGAATTAAACGAAATGAAAGAAGAAGAAGGTGAATCCTCTATTATTAAATGGGCTTTGGAAAATAATGCGAAAGAGCTTTCTGAATGGGCGTGGCTGGATGAGAAAACCGGAGATATAAACGGGCCTTATGGTAAGTATTTCCAACAAGCAATCCGGCTAGAAGGGACTTACAGACAACGAGGTAAACATGCGGCCGGCTATGTAATCTATCCCGGTCCAGTCTCGGATATCTGTCCCGTCACCTATAATAAAGAGGGAGATTGCCAAATTGACTTTGATATGCACGACGTGGAATATACCGGTGGTGTAAAGATGGATATATTGAAGGTGTGGGCTCTAGATAAGGTCGCAGACTGTGCCGAGTCCATAAGACTTGAGTTTCTTTTAGAGGAAATATGATAATCAATATTAAAACACACAAAATTTGTAACCAAGAAAAACCGCTGCGTGGAGATATCGTTGTACATAGGGTAATTAATTTCGATGCAAATACAGGTAAAGAAATGTTGGAGTCTTTTAATAAAGCATTAGCTATTGGACAACCGATTTTTCCGGTTGTAATTGATAGCTATGGCGGCCAAGTATACAGTTTACAAGGATGTATAGATATTTTTGAATCTTCTCCAATTCCCGTTGCAACGATTGTCCAGGGCAAAGCCATGTCCTGTGGATCATTTTTAGCTGCATTCGGGACCAAGGGATATAGGTATATTGGTAAAAATTCTCATATACTTATTCATCATTTAAATAATACTATTCATGGAATAACTCCTCAAATAAAAGAATGTGCAAAACATACTGAAGTAGTAGATAAGGAATTATTTGAAAAATTATCTGTATATTGTGGTCATCAGACTAATTATTTTCAATCAAAACTCCAACAATTTGAGGGAGCAGACTGGTACGTTTCTCCGGAGGAAGCGATAGCTATGAATTTAGTTGACCGTATTGGTATTCCAACACTTAACATAAACCTCAAATTAGAATATGGATTACAAATATGAAAAAAAAGTTTCTTAGTACGAAGTTAAATAACAACATCATCGTATATGACTATGAGACTGGAAGTCGGGATGAGTTCACGACAGAACCGTTGGAAATTTCGGCTGTATGTGCGGATATAAACACACTTGAGTTAAAGACAGACAGCGAAGGCAAGGTATTAGTGTTTTCAACATTAGTCCGCCCTACGGATTGGAGTATAGTTGAAGACGGAGCTTTAAAAAAGAATAACATTACCAGAGAGATGCTCGAAGAGAAGGATGAATCAGGTAACTATAAAGTTCCGGATCAAGAATTTGCATTCCGACAATTCGCGGGATTTTGTAGGAGTTTCGCCAGAAACGATCGCAAATGGGAACAACCTTATGCGGCCGGCTTCAACATACAAAAATTCGACAATGTAATTAGCAAAAGACTTTGTACAAAATATAGCCATGTTGATAAGGATGGAGACAATCTATTATTTCACCCCTTTCATAGTTTTGATTTGATGGATATATTGCGAGTATTCTTCGCGTGGAGTGACGAACTTCCGGCTTACAATCTTGATGCAGTCCGAGACTATTTTGGTATTGACAAAACTGGATCGCATAGGGCTGAAAAAGACGTGCTAGATACCTGGATGATCATGAAGAGATTCATTACTTACTTTAAGCAAAGCTCACATAAGATGTTGCCAAAATTCAAAGGTGCGTTCAACTCCGAAGGAGTTTAACATGGAAGATTATTATGACATAGTTGGTATCCACTGGAATAGATTATTTTTGATTCTCATAGTGTCAATTATTGGCCTAGTTTTTATTAAGTATTTTCAATGAACAATTATAAAATAACGGATGATGAAGTCATCTTTGATTGTGGGTGCTCCTTCCGTCGCACGGGGAAAACCGTGGTTTTTGAACCGGATCTACATAACCCACGCCATACAATTGACTTTGAATGTTCGGCTACGTATGAATTATTACAATTAGGTTTAACTGAAGGGGTTTTCCAATTAGGTTCCCCTGATGGCAAGACTCAGTGTAAAAAGTTGGTTCCTACGGAAATGGAACATATCAGTGCTCTTGGAGCAATTGTCAGACCCGGATGTAAAGAATCCAAGGATAAAGACGGACTAAATATTACGACTCGTTATCAGCGTAAGAAAAACTGTAAAATGGAAATGACACCTTTTCATCCTGTAGTAGATGCTATCTTAGCTCCTACATATGGTGAAAATATCTATCAGGAGACTTCATTAGAGCTTGCTAAGCAGTGTGCGGGATTTTCCCTGAGTGAAGCTGATA